AATCTTCTAAATCTAAGGATAAAGACAAAGCAGAAAATAATTTAGAAAAAGCAAAATATGTGGATTTATTAGATGAAGATAAACCTATTAGCGGTCAAAAATATGTATGTTTAAGTTTTATTTCTCCTGAAGACCATATTAAAAATAAAGAATTATTTTATTTTGAAAAATTCTTAAAGAATTTTGAGTTTAAAAAAACTTTTGAAAAATATACACAATTTTTGAGTTTTTTAGCATATAAATATAATTTAGATTTTAATAAATTAACAAAAGATATGGAAGAGTTTGTAGAAGAGGAAAAAGAAAATTTATTTTTAACTACTTTAGATGATGAATATAAAACATTTATTGATGCTAAAGAAGAAGCATTACAAAAAGAATATAATGAATTACATGAATTTCAAACAAATACAAGAGGCATTAAAGTACGTGGAGTGTTCGGTTCACAAGAAGAAGCAGAAATGAGATGTAAGATGTTAAGAGAAATAGACCCAAATCATGATGTTTATGTTGGTGCGGTTGGTATGTGGATGCCTTTTCACCCAGAAGCATATAAAACAGGACGTGTTGAATATTTAGAAAAAGATTTAAATGAACTTATGAGTCATAAGAAGAAAAATGATGAAATATCCAAGGAGCAATTTAAAGAACGTGTAAAAGAAAGTAAAAAGAAAGCAATTGAAGAAAATATTGCTAAAGCTCGCAAAGAAGGCAATAAATTAATGCAAACAATAGACGAAGAAGGTAATTTAATAAATGCAGATAAAATGGATGTTCCTGGTAAAAATTTGCTTTTTGGTGACAAAGAAGACGATGATGTATCTACTGCTGATTTACGCAAAGAATTATTTGAGGCTGAAGATGTTATTGTAGGAAGAAAGAAAGATAATGACCATGGTTTAGGGGAGCTATTAGAAAGACAAAAAGAACGTGCCAAAAAAGCAACGACACAAGAAGAATCAGATAATATTGAAAATGGAAAAGAGTCTGTATCTGATTCTACTAAAAATACTTCATAATAATATTAATAATTACCGCATATATTTATTATATTTTTTAATAAATATAATAAATATAATAAATATAATAAATATAATAAATATAATAAATATAATAAATATTATAAATAAAATAAACATTATAATATTATAAATATTATAAAATTATTACCATTTTGTTTTGCGAACATTAATTTTTGGTCCTTTTTTCTTATCTCTTATATTTGGGTCATACATTTCTTCTTCATTATCAGAATCTAAATTTTTACTAATTTCCCAAAATTCTTTTGAACCTAATTTGAATGCTTTATGATGGTCTGCTTTATACCAAAAAATTTGGTCTTGTAATTTATTTGATTTGGCATTATTGTTTATTACTAAACATTCAAAATTTTCTGTACACTGATCCATAACTTGACAAAAACTTTCAAAAGTTGGAAACATACCAGCGTAATTTTCATAAATACGCCGTCTATTTGCTATATATGGTTCGCGTAAAATGAAAACATAATCAATATTTGTACGTAAATTAGGAGGAATACCTAAAGGATATTGCATAGTAATAACAAGCATTATTTTCCAATGACGTCCATTCATAAAAAGTAAACGCATCATTTTATCTTTAGTCCAACTACCATCATATAAACAATCATCTAAAATAACAAACGCACGAGGGTCTATATTTGATTTTTTATAAACTTCTATTTCTTTTTTTACTTGCTTCAATACTGTTTTTTGCCTTTTTAAAATATTTTCTATAATAGCAGTATTGTATTCATCATGAATAAAAAGTTTTGGAACATGTTCAGCATAAAAACCATTGCCTGCTTCAGTTCCACTAATAACAGTTCCTATTGGTATATCTTGATGATAATAAAGAAGATCTCTAACCAAATATGATTTACCTGTATCGCGACGACCTATTAAAACAATAACTGGTCCCTTATTTTCATCTGGTCTAAAACTAATAGTTTTAATATCAAATTTTTTTAATTCTAATGTCATTATGTTTATTAATAATATTATATAATCTAAGATTTAACTAAATAACCTAAGATTTAACTAAATAACCTAAGATTTAACTAAATAACCTAAGATTTAACTAAATAATACAAAAAAGTAAATAAACTATTTAGTAATAGTTAGTAATATTTAGTAATAGTTAGTAATAGTTAGTAATATTTAGTAATAGTTAGTAATATTTAGTAATATTTAGTAATATTTAGTAATATTTAGTAATATTTAGTAATATTTAAAAATATTATTTGTGTTATAAATAAGAAAAATAAGTATTTTGAATTTATTAAATGGAATTAAACTATAGAAAAAATAACAACAAGCAACTTTTTGAAACAATTAGCAATACTGAAACTTTGAATATGACAAATATACAAAATTATTATCCACTATATAACCAATTTTTTGATTTAAATAGTAATAATTATAATACTATTAATCTAAATAATAGTTACAAATTAGAAGCTATAGTAGATAAAATTAATTATAATAAATTTTTAGGCACAATATGTGATATATGTAATAACATATCTAGCAAAAATATTTTTATTAAATTTAGTCCATTAATAGACCCAGTTAAATATATGTTAGGAAAATATGACAATAGTTATAATATTTTAGAATTACCTAAATTTTATAATAGTAATCATATAAATAATAATAGTGATTATCATAAAAAATATAAAAAAATATTAGATCCAAATAACTCAGCATATATTGATGGTTTTTTTTCATTTTTATCTAGTTGCTTATTAAACAACTATAGTTTTTATAATGGATTAAACTATTATGGTGCATTTTTAGGAATTAAAAATAATTTTAAAGTCAATATTTCAGAAGATTTAGAATTTTTAAATGAATCAGAGCATTTTCACAAACATAGAAATAATTTATTTACAATTGAAGCAAGTGAAAAAATGAAAAATATTTTTGGCAAAACTAATAAATATAAAAAATCATTATTAATAAATACTCCTAGCACTAATGAAATAAATATTGAAGACATAATAGAAGATTTAAGTGAAGATTTAAATACAAATTTAAATATTACTAATCTAAATAAACTTGAAGAAACATGTTTAGAAAATAAATCATTAATTCAAGAAGAATTAGAATTGACATATGAAAATTTAGATATTTTAGATAAATTATCTACAAAATCCAGTAATTATAATACAAGTAAAAATGAAACAACTAATTCGGAATCGTGTTCTTCTAGGTCATCAAATACAGAATCATTAGATACAAATACAAGCGAGTCAGATGAATCAAGTAGTGAAGAAAGTTATGACGATGAAGAAATATTTTGTTCAATAGATAAATTTCCTGTTAAAATTATAGTACTAGAATGTTGTGAAAATACATTAGATTCTTATATTTCTAGTAAAAAAATTAAAGATGATGAATGGGAATCTATTATTTTACAAATATTATTTACATTAATTACATATCAAAAAGTTTTTCATTTTACCCATAATGATTTACATACAAACAATATAGTTTATGTAGCAACAGAAAAGAAATATTTGTATTATAAATTTAATAATAGCCATTATAAAGTTCCCACATTTGGCAAAATATATAAAATAATTGATTTTGGAAGAGCAATTTATAGGTTTAAAAATAAATTTATGTGTAGTGATAGCTATTCACAAGATGGAGATGCTGCTACACAATACAATTGTGAACCTTATTTAAATGAAAATAAACCGCGTTTAGACCCTAATTATAGCTTTGATTTGTGTCGTTTAGGATGTAGTTTATTTGATTATTTTATTGATGATTTAGAGGATATTAAAAAATTAAAATCTCCTATTAAAAAACTAATGATAGAATGGGTTTTTGATGATAAAAATAAAAATATATTGTATAAAAATGATGGTTCTGAGAGATATCCTGATTTCAAACTATATAAAATGATAGCACGTAATGTTCATAAGCATACTCCACAAAATGTATTAAAAAAACCACTATTTGAAAATTATATAATAGCAAAAAAGAAAATTAATAATCCAGAAGCAATATTTAATATTGATGACTTACCAATTTTGGTGTAAAATTTATTTTATATTTTATAACAAAATATAAAATATAAAATATAAAATATAAAATATAAAATATAAAATATAAAATATAAAATACAAAATATATTATTAAAAATCTGGTTCATTTGTAAAAGCACTTAATGATTCTTTTGAGTTGCCTATTATTTCATTAATATTAAGTTGTTCTAATCCAAACATTGAAACCATACTACACAAAAATACTATTAAACTATCTTTTGTAATATTTTTAAATGATTTTTCTTCTTTTGTTATATATTTCATATCTATTATTTTATATATCATAAATACAATACTAATTGCTAATGATGGTAATATAAAATTCATTTATTATATTATTACAAAATAAATGAATTTTATATATATAAACGAATTAACTTATTAGTTTATTATAATTTTATTTTAATTCTTCAATATCTAAATCTAAATCTGATTTTTCATCATCAGTACTTATTTCAGTTTTTAAATCTAAAATATCTAAGTCTATTTCATCCGGATCATTTTTTATATTTTTAATATTTAATTCGCTTGTTGGGATTTTCACTTTATCTATTTTTAATTTATAATTTTCTTCATTATCTGAATCATTATTAGACTCACTATTAGAGTCATCATTAGATTCATTTTTAGTATTATGACTAGACCCTAATTTTGATACTAGCGAGCTAATACTTGAACCTCTATTATTTTTAACTATTTCTAAATTGTCTTCATTTAAATCTTTTGTAGCATTTTTAAGTGCTTTCTTTAAGTTTGTTTTACTTTCTTCTTTTATTTTTTCAAGTGCCTCTTTTTTAATTTTTTCTAATTCTTTTGTTTCTTTTAGTTTATTAAGTTTTTCTAATGCTTCTTTATCTGTAACAATTTCTTTCTTTTCTTCCACTTCAACATCTGTTTCTTGTGTCTCATCTAAATACATTTGTAATATGTGTTCAATAGGAATACTATCTCTTATTGTATTTAAAATACATTCTTTTACTATTAATTCTAATTCTCTATTATTTTTTTGTACTTGTAATGGTTTTATATTTGCTTCAAATAAGTATATATTAACATATACTTTTCTAGCAACATTTATATATGTTTTATGTATAAACTTACCTAAATCTGGTATATCAATATTAATTTTTTTTTGTTTTAATCCTACACGTGAAGTTGTTAATGATTTTAATTGAGTAATATGAACACAAGATAATAAATCTTCTAAATAGTTACATGCGCTTGATGTAATTATTCTTTGTTTTTCATTTTCAACTATTTCAGAACTCCATTTTGGTATATTATTTAAAAAATTTTGAAATGTCATTAAATATTTAGACTCTTCATCATTTTCTTTACAAACATTATAGGCTTCTGAAAAAACAGATCTCAAACCTTCAATAATACATGGTGCTAAAGTATTAGTTAATCTAGCACACCACTCATTTTTTGATTCAATTATTGTTGATAATGTATAATCATCCATATTTATAATTTAATTTTTATTTTTTAAATAAAAATTAAACTAAATTGTTTACTTAATTACTTAATTACTTAATTAATTAGTTAATTAAATATTATTAAATATTGAAAAGTTTATAGCACAATTATTATTATAAAAATATAATAATATAAATATTAAAAATTCTTCAGACCTTATTTCCTTTTTATAAATATCAAAAAAAAATACAAATTTTAAAAAGTCTGATTTAAAATTGGAACTATTTGTAAAATATTCTAATAAATTATTAGCACTAATTCCTTTATTATATATTAATGAACTATAATTGATTAATACTATATTTTTAGAATTAACACTTAAGTCTTTCATAGCATTATCTAAATTTTTAATAATTATTGCCAGTTTGCTATTAAATTTATTATTATTACAATTATTTATTGCTAAAGACTTATAAATAGTGTTTAAATTATTAATATTACAAAATATTTCACAAAATCTAGACAATATTGGTCTAATAATTTTTGACTTATTTGCTGTAACAATAAAAAATCTTGTATTATTATATATTTCAATTGATCTTCTTAGTGCTGATTGAGCATCTA